GTAAGTTTTACCTACAGCTTAACTCGGAGGAAGTAAAAAAATTGCGTAGAGAGTCAAATGTGGCAAATAATTAAACAATGGTGTGCGCCTACAAACGTCAACAATGACGAGGATGATTACGCAAAGTTACTTGAGTTAGATTTATATGGGGAAAATTCAAGTACCCGCGCACGGGATCACGTAGTGTATCACACACAAACAAGTACTCACCACGAACAATAAAAGAAAGGAACTGCACATGGCAATGACGCCAGAAGCAAAAGTAAAGAAGAAGATTGTAGACCGCCTCAAAAAACTAGGGGCGTATTATTTTTATCCTGTGACAGGAGGTTATGGTAAGAGTGGCATACCCGATATCATAGGATGTTATGAAGGTGCATTCTTTGGCATCGAGTGTAAAGCAGGGACAAACAAACCTACAGCATTACAAAATAAAAATCTAAAAGATATAACTAAAGCAGGGGGTATCAGTCTTGTTATCAATGAGGATAACCTAGACGACGTATTCACATATATTGGCAAGCCGAAAGAAGAAGACACACGCCAATTAGAATTTAACTTTGGTTATTAAAATAACTGGTATCAAGGAGATACACATGAACGAAGAAGAAACGTTAACACCAACTCAACTTGCCAAGAGATGGGGCATAAGCCGAGTATGGTTTTATAAATTATTGAAGAAAGGTTACGTACCTAAACACAGGAAAACAGGTATGGGTGTAAGACCTAGAATTGTTTTTCCTATGGCAGAAATATTAGTGTTTGAAGAGAAACGTGATCAACTTGTGGGGGAATAAATGTCTCTTAATAAAATGGAAACTGCCGTGTATAACTTAATACGGAAGTACACCGATAAGTTTGGATGGGGTTTAGAGATGTCAGAAATATTAGATGTTATCGGGTTTAAAGATAAACACGTTAAGACAGCCATCTCTACCTTAATTAAAAAGAAAACTATAAACAAAAAACGATTAAAATTTAAATGGAGTACTAACTCACGAGTATTCTACAATGATGCAAAGAAGGAGCAAAAATAATGTATAGTGTAAATTTTATTAGGATTACAGAAGAGGGAGTAACTTCTTTACATGATGAATTCCCTTTGGTTCAATCACATGATTCAGTATTAAAGTTTGAGCGTGCCTCTGATGGCAAACCAATGAACGTTCAGATAGTTCCAAACGGATCAAAGTTTAACGCAGAACCTGTGTTCACACTTAGATCTACAGATCCTATGGCTAGTTCGTATGTACGACATTGGGCTGAAATGGCAGATCTTATGGGACTAGAGCCAGAAAAAGTAGTGTCAGCAAGATCTACAGCACACGCTATGGAACTTTGGTTAGAAGCTACAAACGAAAAAAGATAAACCCATTATCCAGTCGGATAACAGAAAGAGAGAAGTAAGATGAGTGATTTAGTACACGAACGAGATCTAGAAAAAAACGTAAGTGAGATGCTTGCGGAGGATATAGCAAAATTAAAGCGGTTTAGAACTGCAATGCAACGGCAAGAGGCAGGGGCGCATTACAAACACCTATCTATACAACCGATAGAGTTTTGCCAAAAGAACCAACTTAATTATTGTGAAAGCAATGTCATTAAGTATGTGTGTCGTCATGAGAGTAAGAATGGCGCTGAGGATATACGCAAGGCAATCCACAATTTGGAACTCTTACTTGAGCTTGAATATGGAGAAAAGTAGTGGACTTAATAACGTTAGACTTTGAGACCTACTACGACAAAAACTACTCACTTAAAAAACAAACGACCGAAGAGTATATAAGAAGTCCCGAGTTTGAAATAGTAGGGGTAGGGATAAAGGTCAACAACTTAGCGACAGAATGGGCAAGTGGTACACATGAAGAACTTAAAGAATATTTTGATACGTTCGATTGGGAAAACTCTATGGTGCTTGCCCATAATACTATGTTTGATGGTGCTATCCTTACTTGGTGTTTCGATATTCATCCTCGTTTATATGCTGACACTTTGTGTATGTCTCGTGCTTTACATGGTGTGGAAGTGGGGGGAAGTCTCAAAGCGTTATCAGAACACTACGAGATCGGTATCAAAGGCACAGAAATTGTTAACGCACTCGGAAAAAGAAGAGTAGACTTCAATACAGAAGAACTGGATAGGTACGGTGATTACTGTGTTAACGATGTAGAGTTAACGTATAAACTGTTTAACATATTCTTACAGGCAGGATTTCCTAAGCAGGAGTTGCGCGTAGTAGATTTAACATTACGTATGTTTACTGACCCTGTTTTAGAGTTGGATACTAAATTACTTGAAGAACATAAAGAAGGTATCCGAGAATACAAAGACGCCTTACTTGAGAAATCGGGTATAGATAAAAAAGATCTTATGTCTAACCCTAAGTTTGCCGAGATAATAAAAAATCTAGGCGCAATCCCCCCCACAAAAATAAGTCCTACCACAGGTAAAGAAACTTGGGCGTTCGCTAAATCCGATGAAGGATTTAAGAAACTATTAGAACATGAGAACAAGCAAGTACGTAATGCAGTAGAGGCTAGACTAGGCACAAAAAGTACGCTCGAAGAAACACGTACACAGAGGTTTATAGATATTGCAGGGCGTGGCACGTTACCTGTGCCAGTACGGTATTATGCCGCTCATACTGGACGTTGGGGAGGCGACGACAAAATCAATATACAGAACTTACCTAGCCGTGGAGCAAATGGTAAGAAGTTAAAGAATAGTATATTAGCCCCCGAAGGATACAAACTTATTGATGCGGATAGTTCACAGATCGAGGCGAGAGTGTTGGCGTGGTTTGCAGGTCAGGACGAACTGGTATCAGCGTTTGCCAATGGTGAAGATGTGTACAAACACATGGCGTCTGCTATCTATGGTATAGATGTTAGTGAGATAACCAAAGAGCAAAGGTTTGTTGGTAAGACTACAATTCTTGGGGCAGGGTATGGCATGGGGGCAGTTAAATTCCAAGCACAGATAAGTAACTTCGGTGTTGATATGGAGTTAGATGAAGCCCGACGAGTAGTAAATATTTACCGAGAAACGAATTGGAAGATAAACCAATTATGGCGTGAGTGTCAAAACATGATACGTTATATGGCTAACGGTGATACGTATCCAGTAGGAGTAGAAGGAGTGCTACAAGTAATTGGAGCTGAGAGAGCCATACAATTACCCTCAAACTTGTTACTGAAATACCATGACCTACGCGGAGAGCAAGGTGAAAAAGGTATTGAATACAACTACAAAACTCGTATAGGACGTACACGTATATATGGTGGTAAGGTAGTCGAGAACCTTTGCCAAGCAATCGCACGTTGTATTATTGGCGAACAAATGCTACAAATTGATAAGAAGTATCAGATAGTTTTAACCGTACACGACTCTATTGTTATATGTGTACGCGACGAAGAAGTACCAGAGGCGCAAAGGTACATTGAAGAATGTATGCGTCAAACACCTAGATGGGCGAAGGGACTACCCATTGACTGCGAAAGCGGTATAGGTAAATCATATGGAGAATGTGAATGACAAAAGTAGCTCCGTGGTCTTTCAGTAAGATCAAAGCATTTGAACAATGCCCTAAACAGTTTTACCATGAGAAGATATTAAAAGAACATCCGTTTGTTGCAACCAACGCAACTCGATATGGAACTGAATTTCATACTGCAGCAGAAGTATTCGTGCGTGATAGTACACCACTAGATAAACGATTTATATTTGCGTTACCTATGTTAAAATCTTTACTGGCAAAACGTGGTGAGAAAATACCAGAACAAAAGATGGGATTAACTGAGAACCTACAACCGTGTGGCTTCTTCTCAAAAGATGTATGGTTTCGTGGCATTGCCGATTTAATAATACTGGACGACGACTTAGCATGGGTGATAGACTACAAGACTGGGAAAAACGCTCGTTATGCAGATAAAGGGCAACTTGAATTAATGGCGTTGACTTTGTTCGCTCATTACCCAAAAGTAAAAAAAATAAAAGCTGGACTATTGTTTGTTGTTAGTAAAGAGCTTATAAAAGATAAGTACACTGAGTTTGATAAAGCCGAGCTATGGAAAAAATGGTTAGGTAAATACGAACGAATGTGTTCCGCTGCCGAAACAAACACTTGGAACGCTAAACCTAGCGGACTGTGCAAGCGTTACTGCCCTGTCACTGTCTGCGTTCATAATGGGAATCACTAATGAGAAAAAAACAATTTAACAAACCTGTTGGTAGTAAAGAGTTTAAAGCACGTATGGAAAGACAACGCCTTAGACGTAAAGTAGATAAGACAGGTAAAGATGCTAACAACAATGGTGTAGCTGATAAACGTGAGGGTAAAGATCTAGCACATAACAAACCTTTGTCTAAAGGAGGATCTAACAAAGATGGGTACAAAATCCAAGACAAAGCAACAAACCGCCGAGGTGGGGGAAAGTTAAGTCGAGGAAAAAGAAAAACAAAGAAAGCGTAAACAATAACACGGAGAACGACGTGAAGATTTTAAATGAGAGGGAACTATTGTTACGTTTACGTAATCCTGAAAAGGTTACGACTGTAATCAATAATAGTAAAAAAGTATCTGAAGATGAAGTGATTGTTAACTGGGGCGTTGATGAAGTACACGCACTAAAACAACTTAACATAAAAGCACCTTCACCGATTGAAGGTAAATACAAATGGACTGGTCAATACAAACCCTTTGACCATCAAAAGACAACCTCAGCATTCTTAACTATGAACAAGAGAGCTTTCTGTTTCAACGAGCAGGGCACTGGCAAAACAGCATCGGCTATCTGGGCATCAGACTTCTTAATGAAACAAGGTAAGGTGAACAGAGTTTTAGTTATATGCCCTCTTTCTATTATGGATTCAGCGTGGCGAGAAGATCTATTTACGTTTGCTATGCACCGCACTGTAGATGTAGCTTATGGAGCAAAAGAGAAACGAAAGAAGATAATTAATCAAGGGGCTGACTATGTTATAATTAATTATGACGGGGTAGAGATTGTTTTTGATGAAATAATGAAAGGTGGTTTTGATTGTATAGTTATAGATGAAGCCACACATTATAAAAATGTACAAACCAAACGATGGAAAACTCTGAGAAAGTTGTTAACAGAAGACACTTGGCTTTGGTTGATGACAGGTACACCTGCGGCACAGTCACCTCTCGATGCTTATGGTATAGCTAAACTAGTAAACCAAGACAACGTACCTAGATTTTTTGGCTCGTGGCGAGATCAAGTTATGCATAAAGTGACACAGTTCAAATGGATACAAAAACCCACTGCCACGGACAGTGTTTTCAGAGTACTCCAACCTGCTATTAGATTTACTAAAGAAGAATGTCTAGATCTACCACCAATGGTATATGTGAAACGTGAAGTGGAACTTACAGCACAACAAAAGAAATATTACAAAATACTAAAAAGAGAGATGATAATGCAAGCGGCAGGGGAAGAAGTCACCTCTGTGAATGCTGCGATTAAAATGAGTAAACTCTTACAAATATCTTCTGGAGCAGTATATACAGACGATGGTGAAAGTTTAGCGTTTGATATATCAAACAGATACAAAGTTTTACGTGAAGTTATTGATGAAAGCTCAAAGAAAGTACTTGTGTTCGTACCATTCAAACACACGATTGATATCTTAACAGATAAATTACGGGCAGATAAAATTACTACTGAAGTTATTAGGGGGGATGTCCCCGCACCAAAACGCACAGATATATTTAAACGATTCCAAACTACATCAGACCCACGAGTACTTGTTATTCAACCGCAAGCTGCTGCACACGGCGTCACATTAACTGCCGCTAACACAGTTGTATGGTGGGGACCGACGAGTTCCCTAGAGATTTACGCTCAAGCTAACGCTCGTGTCCATAGGTCAGGACAAGATCATAAATGCACTATTGTACAACTACAAGGTTCCCCTGTAGAAAAGCGTGTTTACTCGTTGTTAGACAACAGAATAGACGTACACACACAGATGATAGACCTTTATAAAGAAATAGTTGACTAATCAAAAAAACTATACTATAAGTAACATCCCAACAGCTTTGTTGGTGCAAACTACAGGAGAACATAATGAGTGAAAATGAAGGGCTCGCCAAAAAACTAACGCGCGTATATATAAAAATCCGTGATGAACGGGTTAAACTTGCGTCTGATTATAACAAACAACATGGAGATCTTACTGAGCAATTAGATAAGATCAAACACGCACTACTTGAATACTGTAAAGAGCAGGGTATCGACAGTGTAAAAACATCTGAAGGATTATTCTATCGTTCAGTCAAACAACGTTATTGGACTAGTGACTGGGAATCCATGCACAAATTCATACTTGAACACGAAGTACCTGAGTTCATGGAAAAACGTCTAAATCAAACGAACGTGAAAGCTTTCTTAGAAGAAAACCCCGATCTCGCGCCTCAAGGGCTAAACGTAAATTCAGAATATATAATATCAGTAAGGAAAAAATAATGGCTAAACATTACGTACCTGTTGAAGACCTAGCGGAACGTTTCTCTGTTTCCGTGCCCACTATCCGTTTATGGGTTAAAAAGGGAGCTATACCAAGTGATACCTATATAAGAGTAGGTACGACCTATAGATTTTGTATGGATAGTGTAACTGCCGCATTGTTAACGGAAAAAAACGTAGCCATCAAAGACAGCACACACGATGTTGAATTTGTTGATCTAGATGATGATTTTTGAAAACAAAGGAATTAATCGCCGCATAAGTTTAAGTGGTGGGGAGTTTCATAAATTTATAGATGGTGAGAAAGTAGGCACAAATAAAAAAGGTACCTTCAATGCAGTTATTATAAACGCTGCACCACTATCTCGTACATACTACTCAGGTACATACGACCCACAAGCCCCTACGTCGCCTAAATGTTGGTCTGCGGATACTACTACTCCTGCCCCAGAAGTACGGCAAGAAAATCGACAAGCTACTCGTTGTATAGATTGCCAACAAAATATTAAAGGTTCAGGGCAAGGGCAAGGGCGTGCGTGCCGATTCGCGCAACGTATTGCAGTGGTATTAGAAGGAAACTTAGATGAAGTTTATCAAATACAATTACCTGCTACGTCGTTGTTTGGTAGAACAACAGAAGGTAAGATGCCTATGCAAGCTTACGCACAATACTTAAATTCTCACAGTAGAATTGCTATATCTGTGATGACTAAATTCACTTTTGATAAAAAAAGTGCAATGCCGAAACTATTTTTTAAGGCAGTACGCCCCCTTGAAGAAGGAGAATTGAAAAAAGTAGTTGAAATGAAAGATGATTCTGATACTTTAAAAGCCATATCACTATCAACGCCCATTAAGGGCACAATCTTTGCGGAAGTAGAGGGCTTTGTCTATGACTCCGCAAATGCAAACGAAGGAGACTTAAATGTCTGAGCAATACCTAATTAAGCAAACCACCGCCTTGTATCCTAGAATAGATAAAACATACAGGTATGACAGCACGGAACAACGTTCTGTTTCATGTGGACCACTAGATGATGGAGCGGAATACTCCTTATCATTTATTATGGATGCGGCAAACGCAAAAGAGTTGTGGACGTATATGAAAACAACTTATAACAAAGAAAAGAAAAAGGGTTGGCCTGAGATAAAAAACCCATTTAAGAAAACAGAGGATGGGATGTTTACACATAAGGCTAATTTAAAAGGCGCATACAATGGTGACAAGACTAACAAACCTGCGCAGTATGATGCCAAGACCAATAAACTACCTGATGAATTTCAGCTTACTTCCAACAGCATTATAAATGTTGCAGTAAAAGGCATTCCTTATAGTGGTTCTATGGGTGCAGGTTGTTCTCTTAGACTACAAGCGGTGCAGGTTTTAAAACTTGCAGAACGTAAACAAGCATCACCTTTCGGTTCGGAAGAAGGGTATAACTCAAAAGAAGATAACCCGTTTGCAGTAGTTGAAACTGATGAGGTTGTAGATGAGGTTGTTGAGGAGCCTAAAAAAGTTGTCAAGAAAACGACTCCTCCCCCGAAAGCAAGTGAAGACATAGCGTCAATCATTGATGACTGGGATGACTAGCACTACTCGTTATTAAATAATTTGAGGTTACACCACGGCGCTGTATAGGAATGCGTCGCCGTGGTGATTTAATTAACGAGAAAGAAAGAAATGGAACATAAATTTTTAAATAGGGCGTTAAGTAGTGAGGGACACTATTGCGTCGTGGGTATAAAACCTGATAGTAAGATAACACAAAAGTTTTACGAGAACTTTACTGACGTTATATCCTCTGCTTCTAAACTTGATAAAGATGGATACAATGTTTACTATGGATTAGCTACGTTTAAAGAAGCTGGATCTCGTAAAGTAGATAACATAAAAAGTTTACAGTCATTCTTTTTAGATCTTGATTGTGGTCCTACCAAAGATTTCGTTGATAAGTCAGCAGCAATCAAGGCGTTAAAACGTTTCTGTATGACGCACAAACTTCCAAGACCTACTATGATTGATTCGGGGCGTGGTGTTCATGCGTATTGGTTTTTAAAAGAATCTATATGTTATGATGTTTGGTTGCCTGTAGCGGAACGATTAAAGCGGTTGTGTGCTGAGAGCAATTTCCCTGCCGACCCTGCGGTGACGGCTGATGGGGCGCGTATACTTAGAATACCTAACACACACAACTATAAGACAGACCCCCCTACACAAGTACAACTCTTTGGGGTAGATGAAAACTTTACTCCTATAGAGTTTGACTCTTTTTCAAATCGGCTTGGTAGTAATATTGTAGGGATACCAGTTACTACAAGGTACACACCACAAGAACTAAGCAACACTATGCAAAACCTTATGGGCAATCAGGAAAGTATATTTAAAGATATTCTTATTAAAACTCGTAGCGGATCTGGATGTGCCCAACTTGGATACATAATAAACAACCAAGACACTATGAGTGAACCTATGTGGAGAGCAGGGCTATCTATAGCAAAATTTTGCAGTGATAGTGAAAAAGCAATACACAAGATATCTCACAAACATCCTGACTATATATTACGTGATGCGGCACAAAAAACTGACTTGATCAAAGGCCCATATACATGCGTTAAGTTTGATGAGTTTAGACCTGATGTATGTACACAATGCCCTAATTGGGGTAAGATTAAATCTCCTATAACTCTTGGTAGGAAGTTAAGAGAAGCTGAAATAGATGTAGAAGGCAACTATGTTGAGGAAGAAATAGTTGAAGCCGCCGCACTTACTTTACCGAATACACCACTAAGTAAATACACTATACCTAAATATCCTAGCCCGTACGTAAGAGGGGCTAATGGTGGTGTGTATATTAAAACTCGTAATGACGATGGAGAACTCGAAGAAGAGTGCATATATCAAAACGATTTATATGTTGTCAAAAGAGTTAGAGACGCAGAATTAGGAGAGGCTGCTGTAATGAGGTTGCATTTACCGATGGACGGAGTGCGAGAATTTACCATCCCCGTGAGCGCGATTACGTCAAAAGAAGAATTTCGTAAAGCGTTATCGGTGGAAGGTGTAGCAGTAACAAAAATGGATAAACTTATGACATATACAACACACTGGGTTAACGAACTACAAACAGTGCAAAAAGCTGCCGAAGCTTATAGAAACTTTGGATGGACCAATGATAAACTGGAGGCTTTTATATTAGGCAACCAAAAAATCACTGCTGACGCTATTGAATTTAATCCCCCCTCAAACGCAACGGTAGGCATGTTCCCCTCTTTTGAACCTAAAGGAACTATGGAGAAATGGCGAGAAACTATAAATTTTTGGAATGGGGGTAAATTTGTAGTACAACAGTTTGCACTCGGTATGGGGTTTGGTACGGCACTGATGGAGCTTATGAATATAAATTGTGGTACTGTATCGTTTTACCATAAAGAATCTGGTACTGGTAAAAGTGCGCTTCAATGGGCGCAGGTAGGTATATGGGGAGATCCCGAGTCATTAATATTAGGGGTTGACGACACACAGAACTTTAGAATGAATCGTTCTGAGGTGTATCATAGTTTACCTGTAGCTATTGATGAGGTAACAAATATGAGTCCTTATCACTTATCTGAGCTCGTGTATCAAAATACAAGTGGACAACAAAAGGGCCGTATGTCCTCAAGTTCTAATGTAGAAAGGAAACGTACTGGCAACAGGTGGAGTTTATTATGCTCCATCACATCAAATACGAGTATAGTAGAACGTATAAGTATGGCTAAAGCTATGCCGAAAGCGGAGGCACAAAGAGTTTTAGAATGCCGAGTTGAACGTATCTTTGATGAATTTAAAGACAAAGAAACCACTGACGCATTTGAAGCAGGGATAAAGGGGAACTACGGACATGCAGGACCAGCCTTTGTACAATATGTCATGAAAAATCTAGATGCCTGTCGTAAATTACTTGATGATGTACATAAACGAGTTGACACGCGTGGGGAATTAACTGCCGAAAATAGATTTTGGTCCGCTACAATAGCCGCAACTATAACAGGATTAATTCTTTCTAAAAGAGCAGGGTTGCATGATTATGACGTGAGAAAAGTACTTGATTGGTCTATAGATGATTTGTTAGTACAAAACAAAAAATCGTCCGTAGATATGCACGGTAGTGTATTTGAAACCATGAACGATTTCTTTGCCGAACACATTAGTTACATATTACAGATAAAAAGTACTATGGATAATCGAGCGCAACAAGGTAACGGACTTGATCAGTTAGTAATTCCAGAGCAAATAGCACGTGGTAAGTTGGTAGCGCGTTACGAGACAGACACAAAGCTATTCTATCTAAAACCAAAACCTCTTAGACAGTGGTGTGGAGAATTACAAATTAACTATTCACATTTAGTTGGTGAGATAATGGAACATTGCGAGGGTAAATATAAAAAGGTACGTTTAACTAAAGGTACTAACTTACAGCTACCACCGTCAAATGTAATTGTGATGAAATTTGATATAAAAGCGGATGAGAATGACGAAGAACATACTTAACACACAAGATTTAAACCCTGACGGCGTACATATCATAGTTAATTGGGATAAAATGGTGGTAGGAGCGTCTGTTTTTATACCGTGCATCAACACAGAAGAAGCTGTAAAGCAGTTAACACGTGTAGCATCAGATAAAAAATGGGAAATTAAACCTAAGATACAAATAGAAAATAATAATTTAGGGCTTCGAGTTTGGAGAACCTTATGATACAATGTTTGCGGTTGGTGTTTTTTCCCTCATTAACGTCAACCGTTCTCCGTGCCCCCCTTCTGCGAGGTCTTTCTCTTTCTCCCTCAAAGTTGGGGGGACTTTTATCCCCTACTCATTTCTACCAAACATATTTATGGAACGGCGTTCTATTTCATCTGCAACCTGACTGTTTATTAATATACCATTAACCATCTTTCTTCTTGTTTTTAATGAAGATGATTGAGAATCGTCTAATGTGTTTTGAGTAATTTCTGCAGGACCGGGATGATCTTTATTAAACTCTAATATATCAGGCCATATTTCCGCTTGTAACCTTGTATCACCCATATAAATAGCCAAGTTCATTTTTGCAAGAATATCAGAACGTCTAGTAATTACGGCAGTCTCTACTCGTTTTTTATACATATTTTTCTCTTGTATAAGAGCATACTCTGCAGGGGCAAATCCCATAAACTGAGCAATATACTGATACGTACCTAGTTCAAGGTATATAGGGTCTTGTTTCCTTGTGCGCATACCACCGTCTTCTGCATAACGACCCCACGGAGAACCTTTAACCATATTTGCTAATCCAGCAGGTAATAGGTTTTCAACTCCTCGAACCATATCACCTTCAGATAAATATTCATAGCCCCTTATCAGCCGTTTCCCTGTGCTAAGTGCGGGACCACCTGCATAAAAAGCTGCCAATTCTTCAGGAGTCTGATCAGCCTTAGCAAATCTGTTTTCCATAAATAACAATCCAGATAATCGAATACGGTCCGATATGTTTAAACCTGTTAGCTCGTTTATCGCCCCTTTATAAAACCCTTCTCCTACGTATCTTCGTACTATGTCATCTGTTAGATCATCTTCTTCCTCTGCTCCAAGTAATGGAAGAAGCATTTTATCCACAAATACTTTTACTGCCCCATACAATGGTATACCACGTACTCCAGAGAAAAATAGAGCACTCATGTTTGTGCCTATAACGCGTTTCAAAGCAATACTTTTTTGTTTTTTACCTTCAACAGTGTCAGGTAGGCTACTATCTATTAGCTGATACGCGTCCATAAGCATAGTGGTGTACATAGTAAGACCATAACTTTTATACATACCTGCTACTCGACCTAAACCTTCTCGAAGTATAGGAGCTCCTGATTCTAGAGAAGTACCACCGTTAGTAAATTGTGTGCGGGTATAAGCTTCCTCGACCGCAGAGCTTATTTGTGCATCAGTAAGTTTTTTACCCTTGTTATCTTTTTTCCTTTTTGCCACTGCTAATTTATAAGAAGCAACAGTAATAACCTGACGATTAAATCGTTCTGACTGATTGAACATCATACCCGATAAAGCAGTTGCTATATCTAATCCTTTAGTTAGTATGCCCTTTTTTCTAGAACCTATTTCATTTAACCCTATAGAATCATACACTATGTTGTTATGAAGTTTAGCTCGTTTATAATTATCTTGTATAACGGGTATAAGTTCGGTCAATTCTGCTTTACGGTCGTCTGTTAAGTTTATATCGTCGCGGACAGTAAAATCACCATTTTCATCTATATTATAATAGGCAACATCTACACCATAAGCTAAACTTGCTTTTTTCGCGAGATAAGATAACTGATTTGTAAGCCCTTTTTTTGTTTCTTCTTTATTCGCATATTTTCTAGAACCAACTACGAGTGCCATTGCCTCTGCAAGTGCAACAGCAGTGTCTTTATATCCGTATTCAGCTCCTAAATATTGACCCGCAAACAAAGGTATTTGAAATAGTTGAACTATTGCAGAAGAAACGTTAAACCCAATAGTATACATAAAGGCAATTTGATTTAATACGCGAATCTTCGTACCAAGACTTTTATATTTAGCACCACTCTTTGCGAAGTTAGCGCGGTCTTGAAAAGAATTTACAACTTGAGTTATATTTCCTACGGCGGTAGTGTCTGTATTTATTTTATTACCATCTTTATCTACCGCACTTAATTTTTCCTTGAGTTTAGTAAACCTGCGATCCAATTCTCTATCGAGAGCACCAAGTTCGCGAGTGTATTTAATTTTAATCCTTGCTTGTGCCAACTCAAAAGGTTTACTACGAAAAGAATCTATAAAACTTCCATCATATCCGGGAACACCTTTACGAGCTAAAAAAGATTTGGCAACAGTCATTTCGGGTGCGTGACTAACTATTGTTTCTATGACTTGATTAATTACTTCTGTAGGTACTTTTCCAGCCCCCTCACCCGCATTTGCTCTAAGTAGATCTAAAACTCTCCCTGAATCTGTATCTCCACGTAAACCATAACCATCTGCGTCAGCTCCTTTAGGATAACTTTTTACATCCTTAATTCCAGATATTTGTGATAAAGCCGCTACAAGTTTATCTTGTTCTCTTTTAGTTTCCCGACGTTCTACAACTCTTTTTTCTACACCTTGAGAGCCATCTTTTTTTGTAGGTGTATAATTATAGGCAACTACGAAATCACCATGACGTTGTAAAGGGAAATACACTACATTATCCATGTCACCGTCAGGAAAAATTTTCTTTAAAAGATTGTTTTTTAATTCATTTGCTACTTTTGCATCTAATCCATAACCATCGACTAGTTTAAATAACGTGCTTTTTAACTCTTTAAATTCATCCTTGTAAACGTCACGCTGCTTTTTGAATATACGAAGAAATTCTGCTCTCTTTCCCCCTAACTTTTTTAGCACAGCCTGTTGTTTATCCCATACCTCTGCTAAGTCATTACCACTTTCATCAAGTTTACCCTTACCATTTTTGTCTGTGTAATCAACTCTATCTTTAGTAGGGTCAACATTATACATTGTAGCGCCGTAATCTACATTATAAATAATATCGTCCATTACTTCAATTAGAGTAGAGTTCTTCTCAGCCCAAGCTTCCACTTCATCACGTATTATTTTAAGTCGATCCCTTGTACTTTCTTGTTCTCCTCGTTGCCTGTCTGTAAGAGTGTTGAGACTAAATCCTAATTCACCGAATCCAGCAGATCTTACAAGGGCAGAAAATTTTATACCATCGAGCGCATTTATTAATATTCCTTTACCTGCATCTGTAGCTCTTTCAACTAAACCAAATAGTGAATCACCCATAGCAGCAGTGTTAATTTTAGGTTTGCCAGAATGAGTTTCCTCCGCAATCTTACCTACATTAGCTTGCGCCAATTCTGGTTGATTCAATGGACGTACGTTAAGAGAATTTGGAGCGGGGGCGAAAATAGCTTCTACCACTGAATCAAATTCAGTTAGAGCGGAAGTAATAGATTTTGTTTTCCTACCGATAATTCTAGCTATTAAATTACTCAGTATATTATATAGACGATCTATAGCAGTTATTTTTTTCCCATCGGGATATACTGATCCTAAACTAGCTCTAAACGATTCGTTGCCGAGGGCCTCAGCTACAAACTCATAAATATTAGTTGCTCCGTACTCGGTACTAATTAAATGTTGTACATCAGAAAATAGTTTATTGAGTTGCTTTGCGGATACAGAAGTACCTCTGTTTAGATCGGCAACAGTAATAGCGTGTCCCATTTCGTGTATTATAGTATGGGCGTTGATACCAGTTATAGAGTCAAGACTAATGGTATTTGTTTTAGGATCATACATACCCGCTAATTTAGTGCCTTCAGCATCGGTAAGATTATCTACTATTTTTACGTTTGTAGTTCCAGCAAAGTTCGAAAGTTTTTTTGCTATTGCAGCAACGTACGGACTAATGCTTGTATCTCCAAGAGCCAGTAGAGCTGCAGATATATCTCCATCTTGTAGAGCCGTTAACACACTATCATTTATTTCTTTGTTGAAGTCCACTACGGCATCAAAAGGTAAAGGTAAACCACCACCAAATATAGTTTTGATTATCCTATCCGTTTGCCGATTAGTAAGAGCGGTTTCAAATTTCTCTTTTGACATACCAAATTTTTCAGCTAACCGTGTAGTCTCTCTATCTATCCTAGCATCTTGTATTGCTTCAGATTCAGTTGATTTTTTTTCAATTCCTATAAGATCTATAAGTACATCTAATTCTTTTTCTAAATTAGCAAGATCTTTCTTATTAGCCGCGTTAGCCTTTTTTTCTGCGGCATTTACAATTTTTTTAGCTTCATTAGTAATTTGACGTTTGTCGGGATTTTTAATACCACGCTTTTTTAATGTGGATTCAGCAGTCTTTCGTACATTAGCTCGACGTTTTGTTTCAACTTTTTTCTGTGCGGCCCTTCTTTCGGCAGTTAAAGCGTCTTTCTTCTCTTTTCTTTTTACTCGTGCAGCTTTAGTTTTTTTGTTTCTCTTTTCGTCTATATCAGCTTGTGTTTCTATTTGAGACAAGGTTTCCTTTTTATCAGGTTTTCCTAACGATTTACTTTCTTTCTGTGCTTCAAGAGCGGACTCTACTTTTTGGACTTTTTTAACTTCTTCCGCAGTAGCAATGTTCTCTGATATCTCAGCTTCAGACTTCCCCGATATTACGGTGTTCGTAGTTATATTTTTTCTATCTTCGTTGTATTTTTTTGTACGCTCTTTTATTTTTGTGTTAGCGTCTTCAGACAAATTATTCTCAGCCCAAGCTAAAAACTCTTTGGCATTTTCTTGACCTGATTTTCTACCAGTACCTTCTATTGTTTTTTCTTGTGTTGCCGCAGCTTCGTCATTAGCTAATTTTGTCTGTTTATTTTTACTGAAGGTTTTAAACTCAGGGTCTTTTCTTTCTAATTTTTCTCTTGCAGCCTTCGTTTGAGACGCGTCTGCTTGATAGTCCGGTATCTTCAAGCCTACGTCTCCAGCAGCGGACTCAAACACATCAGAACGATTAGTATAACGACCCGCGTAATCTTTCGCATTCTTTATTGATTCTTGAGTGGCTAAAACTTTTTCAATTTTTATTTTTTCTTTTTTATTTTTTTTCGTGAATTCTTTTATCTCAGTTTTAACGAAGTCACTGTTAACATCTTTACCTATTATTCTTTTGCGTATAGGAGCGGTATTTCTAATTCCCATATCAGTTAACATGTCATTAGTAACTAAAACAGGAGAGTCTATAAGGGCATCAACTTTTGCTTTGTCCTCGACTGAAATGCTCTCACTAAGTTCACCCGCTCTACTATCTACGTCAGCTATTACTGTAGTACTTTCTGCATCTGGATCAACTATTACTGCATTACGCTCAGGGCTTGTTCTTCGTACAGCATCTCTAGATACTCCGCTAATAACATCCACTCCTCCTGCGTCAGGTGTTGTAACGTTTTCGGTATTATCGACGAGCTGTCCATCTTGTCCAGAATCTGAAACGTTAATTCCGTCTGTGCTTGTGTCAAGTGGCTTAACAACATTTGAATTCCTTTCAACGTCAGCGAGTCTATCTGCTTCTAATCCGTCTGGAGTATCTACTGTAGTATTCTCTACCTCTGTTTCAGGGTCAAGATTAAGATTTACAGGAGGCTGCACGCCTTCAAATAATTCACCTTGGGCCCTTTGTTTTATTTCTGTTGTATTAGACGGAGTATCTTCATACGCGCTGACAGGAATTTCTATATTGACGCGAGCAAGCTGTTCTGCGTTTTCCACATCTTCTTTTGTTTTGGCTTCAGTAGCTACTGCAGCCGCCGTATCCGCTATTTCTTTATCCCTTTTAGCTTTTATAGTAGGACGTAATTCTGTTTTCTTAGCCGCAAGTAATGTTTCATAATCTGCGGTGCCGGGAAGTGCTTTTACATTTGGATCATTCTCAAGATCTACCTCAGCCGCTTTACCTAAGTACTCCGCTATTTCTACCTCGTCGTCAAGATTAGTTATAGTTTCTTCGTTTAAAATGTTTTCCCTTATAACATCATCTCTTTTATTTTGGGTTTCCTGTTCACCTACTTCGTTCAAAAGTTCGGTTAAAGCAACAATAACTTTTTTATTTTGTTCGGACGGATTATTTTTTTCTGCTTCAGTAGCGGTTGTAAGAACTTCAATTAATTGTTGTCTGTTTAGTCTACCTTTACTAAACTGCGCTTTAATATCTCTGACCTCAGTTGGAGGTCCTTTACCTACATTACCCACACCACCAAGAGCACTACCAACCATACCGGCAGCTATAGCTACATCTAAGTATTCTGAAATAGCTTCGTCACTATCTAAAGACAACCCCGCTTGAGCGCGTTCTAATAATGATTGTCCAAGTTCTGTAGGCACTTCAGCTACAGTACCCTGCGCTCCACCTCTTGCAACACGAGTAAATACCCCACCATTCTTCATCATACCTTTGTTAAATAAAGGTATTTTACCTATAAATATTCTATCAACAACACTATCTAAAAGAGCTTGTGGTATCGCAGTTAAGAACGCAGCACCTTCGTTTATTTCAGTTTTTATACCTAGATCTACAGATTCTTTCTGCCGTTCTCGGTTTGATCCATAGAATAAAGGTAGTTGCGTTAGTGCAGCACCTGCAAGTCCAATAATTCCACCAGCAACAGTTCCCAACCCGGGAACTATAGAACCTGCGGCAGCGCCCGCAGCTAAACCACCGAGAAGACCGGCGCCTGTTTGAGGTAAAGTTTGACCTAAAGTTTCAGCAAAATAAGTTGCACCTGAACCAATATCATCGACGTCTTGGCGACGTGTAAGTTCTCCCGAAGCAGCTAGATCTGCTTCATTTTCGGCTACACCCTCAGCACCATATTGTTGAAGAGTTTCTGAACCTAAAACATTACCTAACCCTTCTACTGCAGAACTTGCCGTAAGCTGCATATTATCTACACCCTTACCAAAAGCGTTAAAAAACCCACCTTGATCTGGATCAACATAAGTAGCCTCAGTGTATCTAGCAGTAGGATTATCAGTAGGCACAACAGGAATATCAGGAGAAATAACAGTAGGAGCAACAGTAGGAGCAACAGTAGGAGTAACAGTAGGAGTAACAGGAGCTGTTGAACGACCAAGAAGATGAGATATTATTTCTACATCTGAATAGTGTGCTCTTGCGTCATCTACATTAAAATTAGATTCACTAGCTAAATAGTTAGCGATTTCCAAATCTGAATAGTACGCTCTTGCTCCTGCAAGATCAAAATCGGACATATTATTTCCTATTTATGGGTTTACGGCTCTTACTTGTGCATAGGTAAGCCCGAAACTATTTGCTGCACGTTTTAGGTCTTCTAGTTTAGAGGAAATACCTGTTTCTACAAGCACGAGAGAAACTCTTGCCGCTAAGTCATTTTGTAGATCGTCCCTTATTTTTTTAGCCTCAGCTAATTTTTTAGGGGTTGTACCACTTTGACCAAGTAAAGCATTATAATTACTTTGTGCCGCACTTAGACCTGTCGCTTGATCCGCTAATTCTGCATATATTTTTTCAGTTATATTTTTTATAGATACGTCATACTCAGATAGAATTTTTAATTGTCTATCTGCACTTACATTTTGTATATTTAAGAATTCATTCTCACCTTTTATTTCATTAAACAAAGTAGCATTATTATTCATTATACGAGTAGCGTCTGCTGCTGATTCACCTTTAAGTTTTGTAAGCTGTTTATCAGTCATAGCAGTTAATTTTTGTTCACCTTTTTCACGAATAGTAAACTCTTTAGCAGTTAACGCAGCTTCTTTATCATCAAATTTTTCTTCTCCAGTTATTTGTTCTTCTAAGAATTCTTTCCGTTGTTTCTTTTGTTGATTTGTCAACGTAAATGTAGATCTAGCGAAAGCTCCCGGTCCACCTCCCATACTAGCCAAACCTTGTATTAGACGATCATCTTTAAAACTTGAATCATCAAGACCTTCATTTTTAAATTTATCTAATAAGTCTCTTCGTTTTTTTAACTGTCCTTTTTTATCAAGTGTATCTAATTCCGATTGATAACCAGTGCCAAATATTTTTTCTTTGTCTGTAATCTTCTTTTTCATAAGTTCCTGTATTGCGGCTTCATCTAAAGGAGCTTGCTTTTTAAGATACTCAAAGGTTTGATCTCTATTAGCATTATTAATAACAGGAGGCTTAACAGTAGGATCAGTAGGTACACCAGCAAAAGAATTAAGGCCCGGTTTTTTTACATCAGTAGGAGCAACAGCACCTTTTGGATCAACAGCAACAACACCTTTTGGAGCAACAGCACCTTTTGGATCAACAGCACCTTTTGGATCAACAGCACCTTTTGGAGCAACAGGAACAACAGTAGAACGACTAGCTATTATTTCTTTTATTTCATTAGCATTAGTGTCTTTAGAATTAATTAAACCTAGTATTTCTTTGTTAAATTTAAAATCTGCGTCTGATTGCGGTGTATTCGAATCTGCAAGTAGTTTATATTCTTCTCTTAAAGCGCGTTTATCGGCTAAGTCAGTCGCAAACTTTATACGCTCTTCAAGTAGGTTTGCTTTCTCACGCCCCGCGGGAGAATTTTCAGGTGGATTATAAACTTCACTATTAGCGGATGCTCCAAAAGTACCTAGACCAGTTGAATAATTTCTAGCAACTTTTCCACCGTCGTCATAACCTTGAATCATACCACCTTCAGCAAATGCAGACATATCTCCAGCTATACCGCCGCTAGGGGGCATACCTATATTTTGCTGTTCGCCAATACCTTGACCAACTCCCATTTCGGCAGTGAGTTGCTCTTCTACAGTACCCGGCGTACCTTGAGCGGACAACTGTGCATTTACAGCCATTTCCTCTCTTTCATTCTTTATATATTGTAGAGCTAGTAAATCCATAAGGTCATTACTTACACCATATCTTTCCTGCAACGCTTGAGGATTATCTCTAAAAGCATCAACACGTCCTTGTACATCTTGGTTTATATTTGGCATTTTATTATTCCTTACCCATACAACTCTTTAAGTATTGACATTATGTCGGAAGTATTACCTCCAACTTTACCTACAGTGCTCGGTTCAATGTACCCTGTAGATTTGTTACTCATTGGTAGACCAGTCATCAAACTTTGCATTTGCATAAGTTTTTTATATGGGTCGTCACGTTCAAGATTAAACTGATCCATATCAGCAGTAATACCTTCTTTTTCAATTTCTCGTTGTTTATTACCCCCGATCATTTGAGCATTTAATGTATCCCTACCAAATTTATTAGTGTCTTCTTGCCCAGTACGGAACCTAGCTTCTTCACTTTCAAATAACCTACGTGCTTGGTCGTAAGCACTGTTATACCCTTTAGCTGTTACATCAGCTACATTCCGAAGCATATTACGTTGTCCTTCTGATTCCATAATAGCTTGACGTCCTCCGCCAAACGCACCAGCACGTGTTAACCTGCCCGCATTAGCGTTACGTGATATATCAGCTTGCCTACGTGCTTCAGCAATTTGTGGTTCAAGAGAAGCTTGTAAGTATGGATTCATGTATTGTTGAGCAATATTTTGCTGTGGTTGTTGTGGCGTAGGCATCATACGTTGATCTTGCATAGGAGGGCGTTGTGGCCCACCACCCATAATTTTTCTAATTTGGTCTGTCATTTGTGGGTTATTAGGCATCATATTTTGCCTAGCTTCGGGTAACATCTGCCGCCTGTTTTGTGGTAACACTTGAGGTTGTTGTGGAGCTTGCGGTTGTGGTGGCCTACGACTTGTCATACCAGACTCATCAACAGGGCTAAAATCTTGAAGTTGTGAAGGGTCACCACCAGAAGGTTGTGCTACCTGTGCCATCATATGGCTATCTATTATTCTGTCGGCCTCGATTTCCGCAGGAGTTCTGTTCGCATATTTTATACCTATCGCTCTGTCATCCATTTCTCTCTGCGCATTATTATATATTCCTTCCCTATTGCTCCCTTGCATCATTTTGAAAGTTTCTAGTTGTGCATCTGAATATCCAGTTTCAGGCATAGAATATCCTGTCCCTGCGTTTGCTCTATTCTCATTATACCTGTCGTTAAAACCTCGATACTGCAATCCATCTATATTAGCACCGTCTTGGAAAGTACCCTTACCCCAATTACTTCTCAGTCTTTTCATCGCTTCAGCATGATCAGCTTCAGTAGGTTGGGGCATTTTCCCGTCTGCTGTGAGAGGACCTTGATAGCTAGTAGCACCTTGTGGAGGAGGTGCTTGGTATGCCGTAGGAGCAAAGGCAACTCCATCAGGGGCAGTAGGTTGATCTGAGTAGTAATAGTTATTGTGTTTTTGTGTACGTTCTTGCTGATTGTATGGCTTAGGAGTAGGAGCTTGATATGGACCTGATCGCATTAGGGATTGCATACCTTGTTGACCTACTTGTGGTGCAGCCATATCCATCATAGGATTCATAGGTTGACCCATCATAGGATTCATAGGTTGACCCATCATAGGATTCATAGGTTGACCCATCATAGGATTCATAGGTTGACCCATCATAGGATTCATAGGCTGTTGAGCACCGGGTATTTGCGGAGTTTGCCCTGTAAAAGATCTAGGTTGATATGCCCCCATTTGTCCTGTTGGCACAGTAAGGTTAGCCAACCCTTGGAAGGCTTGGTTTTGCAAGTCAGAGTATCCAGCAGATATTTGCCCTTTATAACCTTGATACGGTTGATTAGCTACCGCCGCACCTTTACCTAGCATAGTGGTAGCGTAGGGACCTATATAACTAGATAGTGTATTTTCTACTCCCGCAGGTTGTCCTACTACAGAGCTTGAGTTTAAAAATCCTTGATCTAATGGACCTGCCATAATAATTCCTTATCCTAATCTACTTATATATTTTTGCGGATTAATTTGTTTGCGTTGTTTTTTACTGCCTGTACTATCGTCCCGTATTTCAGCCATCATTTTTTCCAATAATTTAGCTCCAGCATTTGAGTTGCCGTTACCAAAATGACTAACTACATCGGCAGGGATTACGAATTCTCCGTCACTCAATGCGGCTGGTTGTTCACCGTTAATACTAGCAGGGATTTCGTCTGTCATACCGTCAGTTATACCCCCTAAGAAATATCCATTAGGGTTTGGATTGTTTCCTACTATACCACCAGCGTTCATAAAACGTGGTTTACCCATTATTCGTCCATAGTCATCTTTATTCATTACGTTAGTAATATATTCAGACATTGGATTTACGCCTGTTCTCATATCTCTACCGAAGATTGGCTGCTCATTGTAAGCGGCACTTGCACGTTGTAAGTCACCCATATCACTTTCAGGGAAAATTCTTTTACCTTCAGGAGTAAAAAACTTTGGGTTATCAGCATAATATTTAGCCATCTGAGCTTTGCCTTGGGGTGTTTGGAACATGTTAACAACTTGCTCCTCTTCATAGTCTCTATCACCTGCGTCGCCGATAGCAGCCATTTCTGCATCAAATGGTGAAGTAGGTGGGCGTTGTGACTCAATATAATCTTGGTATGTGGCATCTTTTATACCCATAGAATCAGTAGCCATATTTTTAAACTTGTTTAAGCCACTTTCTTTAGCAAATTTAGATAATTCTTTTCCTTTTTTAGTTTCTTCACTACCAAAACCAAATACACCACGAGCAATAGGTTTTATTATATGTTTACCAACTAACTCCGTACCGTACCGTGCCGCAAGAAAATAAGGGGTTAAGTACGCTACTTGAGCCGCTGTAGGAAGAGCACCTATTTTTAAACCTACTTTTGAGGCTACTTCTGGCCCTATAGCGTCTATAGTTGCGTTAGTAATCGGTTTACTTGCCATATCAAAAGTTGCTGCTTCGATTGCTGCGGGACTATTACCAACAATAGAACCATAACCAGTAGAAGCAGCTTTATCTGCTCCAAACGCAGCTATGTTACCCCCTAGATTAGCAGCGGTCTGACTAGCAGCATTAACACCTGCAATACCACTAGCAGCGTTAGCACCACCCACAGCCATATCAAAAGCTGCTGTTGGTATAGCACCAATAGGGTTAGCGGGTAGAAAATTAGCAATATTAGCACTAGCGTTTGGTATACCACTAGGAGCACCACCAATACCTAACGCATTAGCACCCGCCTTTAAACCTCCGCCTACGGCATTTATGCCCTTACCTGCATAGTCAAACAAAGCTCCGTTTGTAAGTTCGTTAAGTGATAAAGCTGTTAAACCACCAGTTAAAAGATCACCACCAGAAATACCCGTACCAAGTATACCATTACCACCACCACTAATAGAACCATAACCAGCAGGGGCAACATTTTGTGCGCCAAAGGCATCAGCATTGATAATACTTCCTTGACCCTTAGCGGGGTTAAATTCACCACGAGTAAAATGATCCCGCCCAAAATTATCTTGTGTGTAATCTCTAGGAACTACCGGAAGTTGCTCTCTATTAAAATCTAGGTTAGGAATTCCACCTTGATACCCTGATGTAGGTATATTAGGATCAGCTAAACCACTTTTATTCAAAAGGATACCACCACCAAGACTAGCCATTTTACCAAGTTTAGTTAGTTCTCCTCCATTATCTACTACGTAACTACCTACTTTTGCAAGTGTATCAGTCCAAGCCATATTTTAAATCTCCAATCAACCGTGATATACTATCATTTATATCTGTAAGTTGTCTATTTATATTATTATCTAACGACACCTAAGTAATCTCCAGTATAC